AAGCTCCAGTCTGGTCATATTGACACACAAGACTTGAAATCTGCGCTCCTTCTCCTTCATCGCCGAGACCGATGTGAGCAATAGCAAAAGGAAGAGTAGCATTACCAGTCGGAGTTGCATAGCTAATTCCTTCTGAGCGGATGATAAACGCCGTGCCACTTGTGACAATGAGCCCAGAAAGATAATCAGCTATATCAGCAAGTTGCTCAAAGCCAGCACCAGTAATGTTACCTGTGAGATCCAGTGGATTCCAGTTATCAAGCTTTCCTGCTGTAGTCCAAGCAAAGATCATATCTGTCGATTGAATTACGGTTCCCGGCGCAGGAATAAGACCAAGTCCAATCAGAGAACCGGTGAACTTTCTAAGTACACGCACACCTTGATATGTAGTGGAAACTACGAAAGCACCAGGACCGCCATATTTGATAATCGCAGGTCCAATATTACCTATGTAGAGTGTTCCACCAACAGCTGTGATCGAAGCTTGTGTTGGAAGCAGAGTAGAAAGTACAGTACCACTTCCAGCTCCATCTGAACCACCTGTGAGATTTCCAAAAAGTGGCTCATGAAAAGGAAAGAAATAATAAAACAAATCCGGCCCAGTAATCGTTGAGCGATCTTGAACAGTGATGCTATTTCCTATGGCACCAGGAATAATCGCTGTAAGCACTAAAGCACTGTGACCGCTGTCAACTTCTGCTGTCACATTTGCATCAGGAGGATAAGTTCCAGTACCTTTTATATCTGAAGCCATCGTATTTAAAATAAACGCTGGTCCTGTAGTAAGCGTTGGTACTGGTGCAGCAGATAAAGCCATAAACGATAAAGGACGACAAAGATAACCTGTGTTCGCATCTCCGGCAGATATAAGTTCAAAAGAAACAACAGAACCACCAGGCCCAACCTCAGTGATTAAAACTTGCGCATTTGCTCCTGTATAACCTGAAACTTGCCCAATCAATTCATATAGCTCTCCAACATTAAAACCAGCTCCTCCCCCACCAAAACAAGAGATCAAAGGCCCGATACTTAATGTATCGTCTGTAAAATTATGTCTCACCCCGCCTGCCGCAACCTCTATAACTTGACAAAGTGTAACCCCAGCAAGAGTGGGTGTTGTTGGAGTAATACCGTTACTCTCAACAGTGTATGTAGCAGTACCGCTCGGCCCATTAATATTAAGTATCACATCGCTATTCTGTGTATATACAAGAGCCGCAGCTCCTACTGCATAGTTCCAACCAGCTACACCAACACTAACCGGAAGATAGGAAACGTTCACGTAGTTAGCGGTAAAAGAATCTGGTACAAGAGTGAAACCTATGATATTGCCACCGCCTCCAACAGCAGTAACAATGATTTGAGCGGTTACATTCGTTCCTTGTTGAATCCAATAAGTCGAACCGACTGAGTAGTTAATACCTCCTGTTACAGTTAAAGCCGTAATAATTCCAGGAAGACTAAAAGCAGTATTCGAGGGACTTCCAGAAGTTGCACCTGTGAGAGTTGTTACTCCAGTTATAGTAACCGTCGCCCCAGTTCCCGGCGTTGCAGAACTGGTAGTCTGAAGCTGCAACGAGATTGATGCCGCCGTGTCTGGTGTTAAACTATTAAACAATGTATAATTTAGCGTATCATTATAAAACGTCGCCGGATTTCCAGGAATCCAAGAAGTCATGTAGAACGTATATGCTACTCCAGTAGGAGAACCTGCTACTGCGACAGCAGTATAACCAAGAGCGTAGTTTAATGTACCATACTTAGGACTATAAAAGTTTCCAAATCCAATCAGCGTCACACCAACAATACCGTTCCAGAGAACAGGAATCTGCACTGGAACAAGCGATGCTGCGACTAACTTATTGTCTACTACTATGAAGCCATCGCACTGTGTAAAACACCGTGGATCAATGTAAGCTGGCGGCGCAGACGAATCCACGCCGCCAAATGGAGCTTCTATTCCACCATAGGTAACCTCAAGTCCGATGTTACCGTTTGAGAGTTCCTCTGTTTTGATATGCCCCACTAGAAGCCTCGCTTACTTAGTACCGAGATACAAGTCAACTTCACCAGTAAATGTGCCGCCGAAGGTTACAGGTCCAGAGAGCCAACCAAGTTCTCCGAACGTTATCTGTTGTGTACTAGCAGTCCATGTCCAAGTGTAAAGTCTGCCAGCTTCGTCTGTGATTGTAAAGGTGTTCGTGGACGTACCACCTGTCCACGAGCCACCTTTGACTTTGACGTTTAACGTACCGAAAGGAGTTGATCCAGCTTGTGTTACCTTCCAGATACGGCCTGTGAAATCATTTGCCACAAGCTACCTCCTTTCTTAGTTAAGGTTATAGGAGCAATTCAACATCACTCCATAAAAATTGATCGTACCGCCAGAGCCGGCGGTGAGATTGATATTAACAAGAACTGCTGTGTCTCCTGCTTGTGCTGGTACAATCATTGCAGGCGAGGTTACAGGAATGTTTGTAACCTGAGGCTGTGCGCCAATAGCAGTAGGCAGACCGTTTGCACCAAGCGCGATTATATTAGTCACAACCGGTGCTACAAGATTCTGAAACTGTGTCTTTGTAAGTGCAGCTGTAGCTGCGCCTGCTGTTACAGCCAGCACTTGATAGACTACATCTATCGAGTTGACTTGCCAACCTTTAGCAAGCGGCCCACGCTGAACATTACCAAGAGTTGCAAGCTGTGCTGCTGTGAGAGGCGGAAAACCAGCAGAAAGTCCTAGAGGCCCACCAGTATTTGCTACAGTAGAAGGACCAGGAACAGAAGCAGCAGTTCCAAACTGTTCTTGATCAATCGCTGATGATGCGTAAACACCAGAGCGCAAAGTTGTTGCTTCTGGAGATTTGAAAAACTTAGCTGCCGCAGTAGAAGGAACTGTTACGTAAAGCAATCCTTGTGCGGGAGCCGCAGGTCTGGTTGCCACAGCAGCAAAGTCCACAAACTCGTCTGCGCCAATCCAAAGATGTGCGTCAGACTGTGGAGTTCCTTGTTCCCATTTACCCTCAGTAAAACTCATTTTGTCACTCCTCGCGGCACGCCGCTAGATTAGAAAATCTTCTACTTCTTCTGCAAAATCTGGATGACGAAGCTTATCTACAGGAACGAGTTCTTCTTTGCCGTCGGTCAAGACTTGTGCTATCCTAACATCCCGTTCACCGATAAGTCCCAGTTTACCATTAGAGTCCTGACATTCAGGACCAAGCAGCAAGCCTCGTTCCCATTTCATAACTGCTATCTTCGTTTTCTTGTCACACCGATCGCAGTAATGCCACGGTCCTGTCCAGAAGGTATGTCGAAGTCCGGTTTGTGCAAAGAAGCTCATTTAGAATCCTTTTAGCAGATCGGGGCCGGGAGCAGGCTCGACCCCTTTCCACTATTCGTAATGATGCTCTATTACGAAACTGTTTACGGTCCCTGAGTCCCCCAGACTCCCTGCCACCGTGGGCACCAAGCAGCAACTCTCATACGAGTCTTCTGCTTGATAGCGTCGGTATCAAAATCATCATCAAAGTCTGTAGTAGGCTTTTCACGATTAATGACTTCCAGAGCATGATCCGCCTTATCTGCGACAAGATACCATGCGCTAGGAGAGTTAAGCCACGGAACCTCGATGTTCTTGTAATCCTCAGGCAACAGAGAGTTGATGGTGTTATCTGCTGTATAAGGCTTACCAGAAGAACCGAGGATCTCACGAACTAGGAAGCGTAATTCAGGAGGCGTGATCAAGTTAACCCAACGCAGTCTGATCGGGAAACCCATGTTGTCAATCATACGCGCTGCGTGATTAGTGGCAAGTTGCAGACCAGCAACCGAGAAATCTACGTCCACCGAGGGACGGTTAGGATATGTACCCGGCGCTGAGATAACACCCGCTGCTCCAGGAGCGATCTGCGTAGCCTGTGCTCCGCCGAGAAGAGCGTGAGTATTGTAGAACAAAGGATTACCGTCAAAAGTCGTAACCGCTGACGTGAAGCCTTGATTAAACACATTCCACGCGATCATCTCTTTGGTGAACGCTGCGCTACGAGCAAGCAACGTCGGTCCTTTCTTGCCGACAAGACCGTATCTGTCATCATCGTACAATTCCTTGGAAGTTCTAATACCCAAGGAATACGTGAGTGGCTCGACTCTCTTGGAAGCGCCCTGCTTCATTTCTGTATAAGCGGTCGAACTATTTTCAGGTTTTTCTTGAAGAACCGAAATCCCGGCCATTTCAAGCTCTTGCTCGTACTCAAATTCCGAATCTACCTCGTGAAAGACTTTCGGATAATCTGAAGCTTTGAGCTGGTTATCGAGGCTGTCAAAGTAGATTTTCCTCAGCCCCGGCTGCATTAGTTGTGAAAACTTCGCTCGTACTTGAGGCATGTTAAATCTCCTTTGAGTTAGTTAATCTGGATCGCGGTTGTAAGGAACTGAAAGTAAACAGGATAGTTAAGACCCGAGCCAAGAGGAAGAGCCACGATCTGTACAACCGCAGAGCCACCTGTTTTGGACTTGTCTACATACCAAGTTCCATCACCTGTGCTCTTGGTCAAGCCATAGCTTTTACCAATGTCAGACTGTACTGGAGTCCAATCAGCAGCGAGAGCGCCGGTAAGATTGTCAAACAACGCCGAGAAGATGCTGTCTTGATTCGGCGTCATGTAGAGAGTACGCCCATCGGATACAGGAGTACCGATAGCAATATTGACACCGTTCGGTTGTCCAGGAACGTTGCCATAAGTTGCAATGGCGATATTGCCTGTAATTCCACCAAACGGAGGCACAGGCGCTCCAGCACCGGCGCTACCGAGATTAAGTCCAAAGGATTCTGAGATACCCAGAATCCCAGCTGCTACAGTCGCGCCATCCCAAGCTTGTACAAAACCTGAGGCGTTCAACTGTACCGGAGTTCCAGATAGAAAAGTCTGCCCCGCCGCTTCGTTATTGGAGACAGTAAATGGCGTGGTTCCCGCCTTCTCCAACACTTGAATAATCGGCAGATGAGTAGTGAGGTTTGCCGCCATAGTACTCTCCTCTGTTTTCTGCTTTGGGGCATCCTGCTATGCCGCGTTAAGGTTTAGTTACATAATCGGATCGTAATAATCCAATCCACCACCGAGAGTGGGAGTTTCTCCAAGCTCAAACGTGCCTTTTACACGAGCTGAAGGAGGACGCCTGTTATTACCAAGTTGACGCTGAGAAAGCTCTAAGCCTCTACGACGTTTGCCATAGAGAATACGCTTGTGAACTCTCATGCACACTACGTCAACGTACATGTAGTGGCCCTCGGAGTTAAACGGTAGAGGAATCTTGAAATCAGGATGAATGTGCTCTGGCTTTAGATACTCGTAACCTTCAGCCAAAAGTTGACCAATACGACGATTATCTGTTGAAGCCCACACACATTCAAACTCAGGATCTTTCAACTTCATGTTCATGTAATCAGGAAGATCATGGTCGATTACAGGAATGTACATTTGCATGTTGTAAGAGTCGGCTTCGGTGATTTTAGACCAGTCCGGCTCTTGTGGTTGCGCCGCAGCTACAGCGGCAGCACGATTTTTCTTGAGAATTCCTTCAATCACTTTCTCAAGTTCGGAAGCGTTTTTCGTAGGCTCAAGCATCGCAGCAGCAAGTTCTTTTGCTTGCGCAGGTTCCGTTATAGCAGGAGTTTTATGGTTAATTTCAGACATTAAGCGTACCCAATCCCTTCTTCGTCCAGTATCTTAGCGTAATCAGCAGGTTTCATTCCAAGAAGACGAGCTGTTTTGAGAACTAATGGATCATTCTCAAGGCCACGGAGAGTAGAGGCTTTGTCGTCAGCAGCACCGCTTGAGCCAGCAGAACCATTAGAGGTTCCGTTTGTGCTTGTAGATCCAGCGAAGCGACTCTTGATCTTGCCTTCTACAATCTCATCATTGTGACGACCAAGAACTGTAAGATAACAGTTCTTGATAACAGAGGGATCATTCCGAGCCTGAAGCGTTTGACCGGCGATAAGAGTGTCGATTTCTTTTTTGATGTCGCCGTGGTAGTACTTGAATTCTTTCTCATCTTCAAACACTTCACGACGAATATTAGCAGCATTCAGTGTCAAGATAGCCGAAGTATGTCCCTGAGTAGCCTTGGCTATAGCAGCTTTTGGATCAGTCAGAAACAATTCCTCAATCTCAGCATCAGTTTCTTCTTGCGTCCTAGAGTTCTTGAGCCTCAACGCTGTTGCTGCTTCGGCGTCTTCCTTGTCTTTATGCGCCTTAGACTGCGTTTCCATGATACTCTTAAGTCCATTAAGAGTCTCCATCAGCTTCGGCATCTGCGCCGCTGCATCAGCACCAGCTTTGATCTGATTCTGAAGCTCGTCAGGAAGAGTGAACTCCTCTGTTCCATCTTCCTTTGGTTTTTTCTGCCATGAAAATAGTGCCATTAGAGTTCGCCCCTTTCTTGTGAAGCTTGATACTGTTCCAGCTTACTTGCTACTCGTTCATTTCGATCTTCGATTTCTTTTAACACTTGTGGAAGTTGAAGAACCGAGTTAAAAGACTTGAGTTGCGTTACTTGAATCCTTGTTTTAGCTGCAATAACCTCATCAGAGTCTAACAGATTTAAAGCGCACATAGCTTCATACGCTTCTTGTCTCACTCTACTTAGGTAAGCCAGTACCGGCTGGAACTCCTCCCGCTCCCACAACTCCTGAAGGGACTTGCGATACGGGAGAAGATCCCCTACTTTGCTGATTTCCATTACCTGCTCCTGCTCCAGGCTGTGCCTGAGCCATTTTCATGGCAGCTTCGACAATCTGTTCCACGGAAGGAAGCTGTGTTTCAGTATTGTCTGAGTTAAAAGAACGCAGCAAAGCTTGCATAGTAGCCCTTGTTGCAAGAAGAGATTCGCAGTAGTACATTTTAAGGTCGGGTGGAATGTTCGGAGTAGTGATTGCTTGGATCATTTGAGACTGTGAAGCGTAGTAGCGATCCAGGCGATCAGAGAGCAAGATGCCGTTCTGACGCTCAAGTTCTTTGTTCATAGAGGCGCTAGATGGACGAAGCCGTAGTCCAAGAGTGCCGTCTTTATAGAGTTCCAACGCTTTCTTAAGCTTATCAGCGGAGTTGTTATACTTCTTAAGCTTTTCTCCAATTCCAAAGTGTGAATACATCGTCAAAAACTTACCGCCAAGCTTAACATGTGATGAGCGTATATCACCAGTTCGGAGACTGTTTCTGTTGTTTTGTTGCATCATCACCATGCTAGTACCAGCGGCGCTGTAGATACCGCGCTTCTGGTTTACAATGCCGCCGCCAGTACCACCCATCGCAGGATCTACGCCAGTACGTTCTTTAGCGATAGCCATGTGAAATTGATCAGGACCATCATTGTAGCCGACGTCTACTCCAGTCTTAATCCACTCTACCTCATCCTTACGTCCAGGAATAGCGACACCAGGAAAAATATCAAGTATCGAAGAGAGCTTCGACTCGGGATCCACACGCCATGCTCCGAGCATAGCATAGTTACGATTGTCTGTGCGCCAGTTGTTGTTCTGCGAAAGCTCTTTCTGTACCATATGAATCATCTCAGCAAACCCAGTGCCAAGATAAGACTCGTCATCGTAGGCAAGCTTCGAGTCCTGGTACGGAAGCATATTCTTGGGATAGTTATTAAACACTATCCATAAAATCTTCTCAGTCGCCTTGTGGTACTTCGCCTGAAACGCATACGTCAAGCCGTTCAGAATAAATGTAAAGTGGACATTATACACATACCAGCGAGCAGCGCCAGTATCGACTCCACTAGAATCAATAGAAAATTGCGCATTTATCTCACGTTCCATTTCTGTTTCTTGCACGGCGTCAGGACGATTGAGCAAGTCGTCTATGTCAGATTGTTTGTAATAAGGACTCTTGGATTTAAGATCCTTAACAGCCCAATAATCAAGAGATTCAATATGACCCATGAATTTCATGTTTTCGAGCTTCGGAACTGAAGGATCAAAGATGAATCTGTTCAGCGGCATCAGTTCAGGATGAGGGCCATCACGTTTTGTGAAGATATGGTCTGTAGATGTAACCGGCTCTTCTCCTAGTCCACCGCTGCCATAGAGACGCTCAACCTGTTCCTCATACTCGTATGGAGAGTAGATAACTCCTGTGCCATATTTAATAGCGCTATGCCACGAACTCTGCTCGACCCTGTATAAATCAAGCTCGTCAGGATCATAAGCCATGTCCATGAGGAAGTTTTGAATTATGCTCTTGAGTTCCTCTGTATCCTTCGTCGGCAAATCCCCAGACATTACCGCAGACCACAACGGATCGTACATATAAATGCCGCCCATAACACGAGCGAGCAACTCATCACAGGCAGTGCCGATAACAGGAATTACCAGATTCGCAGCGCCAGGCCAAGGAAAGTCCTTCGTCTCATTCTTAGGCTTAGCCTTGTATAACCGCACATACTCAGGCAGCTTCTCAGTCCTGAAAGTCTGCAAGCGTCTATCAAGATGAGCGCATTTATCCTTGATAAACATACACAGGTCAGCGTAGTTATCCTTGCCAAAAAGCTTCTCGGTAACTAACGTAGGCGGTTGATAGGGCATTAGCTTCCTTTTACACCTTTGTATTCCTTGGCTACTGATGCTTGACGAGATGCTCTATGCGTCTCAGGAGTGGTATCAAGATTCTTGTGCAGATAAGTACTTTCTCTTACTACTCTTGATCTTTCTGGAGTGCTGGGATCAGTCGTCATAATCCCGTACATTTCACGACTACTTATATCCTTAGCGATTCCAGTCTTGTTGCCTTTGTTCTGTTTGACAAGCCTGTTAGACGTTACTTCGTCTTGCGCAGTCTCTCTCATGCCCTGTTGCTGAGAGGCTATACGTTTCTTTCCTTCGGCCTTCACATCAATACTATCGTCTGACATCTCCATCCTCCTTTTACTTCACTTCCTCGGTCTGCGCGGGTACAGAAGTTGTAGTAATTTCACCTGTTGTGATCGACTTCATAGCAGGAAGCTTCGGTGTTGGAAACTGCGCTGCGTAGCTTTTGAAATCAGCTACAAGCAAGTTCATAAACTTGTAAAAAAATGTATACCACGGATTACCGTTTGGTGCAGGTAAAGCCTGCACCAAAGCCGAAGCGATCTGATTAGCGACATAAAAGATAAGAAGCCACTGCTCAACTTGAGTCGTGTTCATGTTAAACCTCTTACACTGTTACTTGCTCGTCGATTCTTCTAGTCCCAACGTTTGAACCAGTACGTACTGCTGCGTTATAACCATTCTTCCACTCTTCAAGACGCCCAAGTTGTACTTCATGTGCTGTAAGTCTCGTATCAAAATGTGCGTGATCTGAGGCATTTGTCTTCAATCCTTCTACAGCAGTTGCAACTTTCTCAGACAATGTTCCCCACATCACACCACCGACTCCCACTACACCAACAAGAGTGATGACAGAGACAATCGCTGATATAGCAGCCCAGTTAATCTCCACTTTTTCTCCTATGCTGCTGATGCAGCCATACGACGTACGAACTTAGCACGTTGCTTGGACATGAAGTCTTCGATATGTTCTTGAGAGCGTGTGTCAAATTTCCACACTTGAGGACCGTAGCTTATAACATCAAGCAAGTCGATTAAACCTTTTCGCTGACCATAGTTTTCAGCTTCTTCTTTGAACTCGGTGCAGTTGTTAGCATCCAGCCAGAGTTCGTGCGCCTCGACCGTAGGGATAAAGTTCTCGATTCTCTCAGCCTTGGCGCCAGCATTCTGTGGAGTCTTGAGAGGAAGAAAAACAATCGCTGCTATCTCAGGTCGCGAACCTTTATGGTCTGCGACAAACTCGTTGAGATGATAGAGCAAGTACTTCTGCGCTGCTACAGCCTCGACGTAGACCTTTGTAAGCTTCCATTTCACAGCAAAGAAAAAGACAGCTTTGACAAACTCCTTGATGTCTACAGCCTTAGCCCACTGATCGAGCAGATAGATTCTACGAGGATCACGACTCACACCAGTCACCGCGATAGCATGACGGCATCGTCCTTCTTTACCTGCCTCTTGTCCAAGGTGTGAGCCACCATGATTAGGATCGACAACCATGTAACGATCGAGGTTACGTGGGAATATATCTTTTTCTACATCTCCATCAGCTACGTGATGACGGATAGTTATTCTGTACTGCTGAGGCTGCGAAAGCTCAAAGAGACGTGACGCTGAGGATTCTTTGGGAATCGAAAGAGCGCCAGTAACTTTCTCGAAATTGAAATATCTAAAGTCCGCCATATTAAACCTGGCTTTAGTCGGATCAATAGGATAGTTGAGAAATTGACAAGAAAAATGATAGCTACCAAGACGGCGCTTCCAGCGTAGAAGCTTCTCACGTGTGAAAGCCTCAGGAAATATAGGCTCGCCGAAAGGATGAAGAGCACAGCATCCACCAAGAGCAGAGTGTGTTGTCCAAGAGAAATAAGGTTCTTCCTTGCGGATGTGGCTATTAAGATCATCGTGACTCCATCTGTTTCCTACTACGATTTCATCAAAGTCTCGTCCGGGATTATCGGGATCACTATCTGTGGCGCCGACAAGAATCTGGTGGTAGTCGATTGTGTCTGCCATGACGACTGAGGATTTTCTTGCTTCTCTTCCGACAAGATCATCCTGGACCACAACGTTATAGTGTCTGGACTGCAAAGCCGCTCCAACACCGATAAAATCAAACGTTCCTTCGCCCTGTCCACGCCCGGCTGGAGTTCTACGTTGATGCAAACTCTCATTCGTCCATGTCTCTTTCTCGGTAGGCATTATCTCTGGAAAGAGATGCCTAAAGAAGGTGTTGTTCTCGTAGTGATTTGAGATACGAATACCTAGTTTGATAGCGTTCTTAATTGTCTCAGAGACCAAGAGGATACGAATGTCTTGAGAATGCGTTCGTCGCATCCATTCAATATACAAGTCTGAATATCCGATACTGGTGAAGAAATCTTCTTCCCGTTTACCGAATGGTAAAGCACGCCAGATTGGAAAACACTCGCTGTAGACAGTAGATTTAAAGTGATCTCTAGGTATTTCAATTCCTTCTTTAAGGCCATCTTTCATCACCGTGAGACACATTTGATAGTGGAGGTTCTTGGATTTGTCAGGGTTTTTAGAGAAGCGGTTCTTACCCATGACCACGGTGGCGAAGTAGTATAGATCCATCAGAGCATTAGCGCGAAAGATTTGCTTTTTCTCGTCTGAGGTCTTGGCTATGTCTGTGGGTATCAGATTATAACCTAAGATCGTAGATCTAGGTACGAAAGTATCTCCAGTCTCTCCTATCTCTAGGGAGCGGAGAATCTCTCGTACCTTCTGATCTACTTCACGCTGACTCAACGTTAGCTACTTTCTAGGTTAGACAGTTTGTGCGAACGAGCCGCCGGTGACGTTAGAGGCAGGCACGATACCAGTCTCCGTGACAGTGCCAACGACAGTGGCGACAGAGCCATCGACGTTAACATAAGTCCAAGTGACTGTGATAGCTTCACTGCCGCCAGTCGGCGTCGCTGTAATAGGAATCACGGCGGTCATGTTAAGACCAGTCAGATCTGTAGGATCAAGCGTGATCGGGAAGTTAACCGGATCGCTAGAGACGACCGAGGCAGCAGAAGCGAGCGTGGTAAACGCAGCGCCGCTG